GGTCGAGACGTTACCTTGAATAAGCCTACTACTGGCGATGTTAAGAAAAGCAAAGTTTACGTAAAAGATCCTAAGTCGGGTAATGTAAAAAAAGTTAACTTTGGCCACGGCGGAACATCTGCGAAAGCTCGTGGAGAAAAAACTATGAGCATTAAAAAATCTAATCCTAAAAACAGAGCATCGTTTAGAGCACGTCATAAGTGTGATACAGCTAAGGATAAAACTACACCGAGATATTGGAGCTGCAAGGCATGGTAAAAAAAGTATCAGAAGAAGCTATGACAGCAGCAGATGCTGGCATTCCTCATGACACCGCAAATATGGGTCCAAAGTTTAAAGCTATAAACGTTACTGATAAACGTCGACGTAAGGATAAGCCACCGCGCATTCTTCGACGTTTTCGTACCTTCGCTGCAAACGCTGAAGATAAGTAATGTTCGGAATTATGTCATATGTAAAGCTCGGAGTAGTGCTTGCTGTTATATCTGCAGCAGGCTTAGGTTATGTGTTTATAACGAATCTCCAGAATAAAGTAATAGAGCAAACTAAAACTATTGCTTTACAAGAAGATGCTTTAATTGAAAACCAACGTACCATTCAGCGTCAAGAAGAACAGCAAAAAATAAATGAAGAACTTCGTAGAGACTTAGATAACAGATTGCAGCAAGCAACATCTAGTGTATCCGATCTTCGTAAAAAATTAAGTAACCACGATTTAACCCGTTTGGCAATTAATAAACCAGACTCTATTGAAAGAATTATAAATGATGCATCAAACAAAGTTCTTAATGATCTTGAGCAGCTTACTAGTCCTTAGTGCCTGCGCAAATCCTCAACCTACCACTGTTACAAAAACAGAATTCGTCGAACGAAATATACCTATCCAGCCTAGACCTGGTCGGGTAGAATTAAACGACGTAGACTTTTTTGTCGTAACCGCTGACAACTTAGATGAGTTTTTAGCACAGAATACAAAGTCGCAAGGTTCTGTTGTATTCGTTGCCATGACAGTACGCGGGTATGAAAACCTTTCTCTCAACACCGCAGAACTAAAACGATATATAGAACAACAGCAATCTATTATTGTTTATTACGAGAAACAGCTTGTTTCGGAAAAATAAATGAATTAGGGGGTTTACAATCTGTTGATTCTCATATATAGTAGACCTAATCAATAAACATAAAAGTGTGTAATTTGGCACACAGAAAGAAATGCGGAATATGCTATTTGAAGAACAGATCTCACGTAAACCCGACCAGTACCCTTGGACTAAACAATTCATAGAAGCTATCTGGCAAGGTTTCTGGACACCCGAAGAATTTAACTTCCGGTCCGATTACTCACAATTTAAAAACGACCTTACACCAGCTGAACAGCAGATGGTAGTAAAGACTATGTCTGCGATCGGCCAGATTGAAATTGCAGTTAAGTCATTCTGGGCAGACGTAGGTAATAATCTACCCCACCCATCTATTAAAGACCTTGGTTATGCAATGGCTAATTCTGAAGTTATTCATAACATGGCATATGAGAAGATTCTCGATGTTCTTCATCTTACTCATGTGTTCGAAGAAAATTTAAACGTGGATGTTATTAAAGGTCGTGTAGACTATCTACGTAAATATAATAAAAAAGTATATAGCGACGATAAAAAACAATACATTTATTCTATCGCATTGTTTACATTGTTTGTCGAAAACGTTTCTTTGTTTAGTCAGTTCTACATTATTATGCACCTTAATCGTAATAAAGCAGTTATGAAAGATTGCGCGCAGCAAGTGCAATATACACGTAATGAGGAAATGCTACACGCACAAGTAGGGATTAAGTTAATCCAAACACTACGGGAAGAATATCCTGATCTATTCGACGAAGAGCTAGAAGCACGAATTAAACATGAATGTGTAGATTCATTAAAAGCAGAAAGCAAAGTAATTGACTGGATTATGGATGGTTACTCTGCTCCGGGTTTAAGCGCAGAGATTCTAAAATCTTTTATCGCTAAGCGCATGGCAGATTCAATGGATATGATCGGTATAGATAACTCTGAAATCGTTTACGATGAAGGTCATATTAAAGAAACTTTCTGGTTTGACGAAGAACTATATGGCGCGAATATGACGGACTTTTTCCAAAAAAGACCCGTTGAATACGCAAAAGGCAAAGGCATTTCCGCTGATGATTTATTTTAAAGGAGTATATAATGGGATTTGAATGGGCAAACGATGACTCACGGTTATTTTTAAGCCGTGGGTATATTGATGGGAATATGACCGTCGAGGAACGTGTAAGAGGTATTGCACAGACCGCAGAAAAGAATTTAGGTTTAGAAGGCGAAGGCTGGGCAGATAAGTTCTATGACTATATGAGTCGAGGCTTCTACAGTCTTTCTTCTCCTGTGTGGTCTAACTATGGAACATTAAAAGGATTACCTATTTCATGTAATGGTGTTTATATTGAAGACACTATGGAATCTATTCTATTAAAGAACGCTGAAGTTGGTATGCAAACTAAGCTTGGTGCAGGAACATCGGGTTACTTTGGTGCTCTTCGTGCGCGGGGCGAACCTATTAAATCGGGTGGCACTGCCGATGGACCGGTACACTTTATGAACCTAACTGAAACACAGGTTGATGTAGTGTCACAAGGTAACGTTCGTCGTGGTTATTTGCTGCTTATCTTGACGTAGAATCTCCGGACATTATGGAGTTTCTTGATTGTCGTGAAGAAGGTTCTTCTATCATTAACTTAAGCCTTGGCGTCTGTATTGGCGACGAATGGATGAAAGAAATGATTGCTGGAGATCAAGAAAAAAGAACCGTTTGGGCGCGCATTCTTCGTAAGCGTCGTGAGTCTGGTTATCCATATTTGTTCTTTAAAGATACTATTAACAACACTCGTCCTCAAGTTTTAAAAGATAAAGATATCTGGATCTATGCGTCTAATCTATGCTCAGAGATTGCATTACCATCAAGTGAAGATGAAACGTTTGTTTGTAACCTTGCATCTATGAATCTACTTAAGTATGACGAATGGAAAGAAACTGATGCGGTCGAAGTAATGATCTGGTTCCTTGATGCTGTCATGGAAGAGTATATTGAAAAGACCGATGGCATTATGTTTATGGAGTCTGCTAACACTTTTGCTCGACGTTGGCGCGCATTAGGTTTAGGACAACTTGGCTGGCATTCTTTTCTACAGTCTAAGTCTATCGCATTCGAGTCATTCGAAGCACATATGCTAGCCGTTGAAATTTCTAAGTTTATTGATGATCGCTCGCGCGAAGCAACAAAAGAGTTGGCTATTGAATACGGCGAACCAGAAGGTATGCTAGGAACAGGTGAACGTAATCTTACACGATGTGCTATTGCTCCTACTACAAGTTCTTCGTTTATTTTAGGACAAGTTTCGCCGTCTATTGAACCATTGGCATCTAATTACTTTACAAAAGATTTGGCGAAAGGTAAGTTCACATACCGTAATCCATACCTTGAAGATGTAATTAAGTCTTATACAAATCAAGACTATGACGCTACTTGGCTAAGTATTCTAAAACATGGCGGGTCAGTTCAGCACTTAGATTTCTTAACACAACATGAAAAAGACGTGTTTAAAACATTTTCTGAAATTACTCCTTTAGTAATTGTGCAGCAAGCTGGTGCACGTCAGAAGTACATTGATCAGGCACAAAGCTTAAATATCCTTATTCATCCTGACATTGCTGCAAAGGATGTAAATGCTCTTATTATAGAAGGATGGAAGCTTGGTGTAAAAACATTCTATTATCAACGTTCTGCTAATCCTGCACAGGAACTTGTAAGAGATATTATGAACTGCAGCGCTTGCGAGGGATAAAGTATGTGGACTTCTGAATACGTAGACGATAAAATTATAGTTACTATTTTAGATGACAGTGGATTAGAAGCAGATTTAAAAATAGAAATGATAGAAGATAAAGTTATTTTTCGACAATATTGTGAAATTGACGAAGATCTTGATAGTCTGCTTGGCGATGGCGAAGGGATATATGATGAAATATGTATTACTTCAGACCAATTTAATGAACTTCTAGAAGCTATGAATAGACCTGAAGGTGTATTTGTTCGTAGGATGAATTCTAATTAATCATATATAGTCGTGAGAAGGAGATACTCATGAAAACAACAATACATTGTCATAATTGCGAAACAGAATTTGCAATTGAATGTGACGAACTCGTAAAGTTTTGTCCTGTATGTGGCACAAAAGATTCTGACTTAGAAGAAATTTATAGTGCATCTGAAGAAGAGGTCTGGGATTGAGCTGGTATTATAAAGGCGAAGTCTACGAACCCTCTGAAGAAGAAATGAAAGAGTGGATGGGTTATATCTATGTGATTACTGACCTATCCACTCAAAAAATGTATATAGGTAAAAAACAGTTTTGGTCTAAAAAGACTTTACCGCCTCTTAAGGGTAAGAAACTGAAAAGACGGTCGATCATTGAATCAGACTGGAAAAAGTATTACGGTTCAAGTGAATTAGTAAAACAACTACTAAAAGAACATGGTGAAGAAAACTTCCATAGAGAGATTCTATACTTTGGTAAGACTAAAGGTGAATTAGGATATATGGAAGCAAAAATTCAGTTCGAGCGAAACGTTCTTTTAGATGATCGCTATATGAACGGGATTATTAATTGCCGTATTCATAGAAGCCATGTAAAAAGAGTGAAGGAGAAATATGATGACGTTAACAGAGCGCAAGGAAGCCAACCGACTATTTTGGATAGTAAAGGGACAATTGATTCCTGATGGGTGGACAGATTCTGAAATTCTAGCTATAAAAGAATCTTACTTTCAACGTATGTGGGGTAACCACGAAATGGTATATCGCGAAGACGGATTTGAACAAGCATGGAATCAAAAAACTATGCT